AAGATGAACAAAAAGATTCTTGGTGAGTTTATAGAACTCGTTGCTTGAATAAATACATAAAAAAGCATAGGTAAAATGAAAAGTTTTCAAGAATTTATGGTAGAATGTTATTCTATTCAAGAAACTTCTCTTACCCGCGTAATGAGCAAGTCTAAAAAAGGTGGTATGGCGATTTTGTCTGCTCAAAGAGGAGATAAATCAAAATCAGAAAACAAAAGACGTTCAAGACAACTTGAGCGTGATATAAGAAGTTCTGGATTACCGGGTCCTACTAAAGTTTCTGGAAGATATACTGAAAATCCAGGAACCCCACAAGAGAAAAAAGTAGGAGAAAAATCCCATGTTGTTTCTTCTGGTAAAATGGGTAAAAGAAGATTTAATGACACAGTTAAAAAACTTGGAGCAAAGTATAATCAAGACTCTGTTCTTATACAGAAAAAACCTGGTGGTTCAGCGCACCTAACAGGAACCTCTAAAACATCTTGGCCTGGAAAGGGTAAGAATGTTAACGTTGGTAAAATGAATCCTGGAAAAACTGGAGAATTTGATACTAAAGTCAAAAACAAAACATTTACATATGGTGATTGATTATGAGCAAAACTGTTAATAAGTTTCCTTATCAACATTGTGTTGATGAAGAAACTAAAATTGTACATATTTACTGGAATGGTAACGGGCAAATTGGTCGTTACGGAGTTCCTCAATATATGAAAAAATTCTATCCAGATTATACTTACGATTTTTGTTCGGAAGAATACTTTGGTAAACTGAAGGACCAGTTGGCGAACTGACCACTGAGGTCGTCCAGACCACCATTTTTGCTCTATACTATTTAAGTTGAAACAAACCACTCACATTATGTCCCGCCTTCATATGACCGACGATCAAATTCTTGGAGATCTTAAGACCACCTTCGGCAAAGAATTTACTGCTGCCGATGTTCGTGGATATTGCGTTTCTAAAAATATTTCTTACCCAACTGTAACGAAACGACTGGAACAATTCAAAGTCGGTCGTGGCAAATGGAATTTGGAAGTAACTCAACAAAAGGTCCAAGAAATGGAACGCTCATTTAACAATGTTTCTGTTCTTCCTGAAATTCACCAAAATCTTATTCCTGAAAAAGATGATACCTTCATCAAGTTTGGTAACTTTAATGATATTAAAAAAATTATTCAGTCCCGTCTTTTTTATCCTACGTTCATTACGGGTCTTTCGGGTAATGGTAAAACGCTATCTGTTGAACAAGCATGTTCTCAACTTGGTCGGGAACTGATCCGTGTAAACCTTACTATTGAAACTGATGAGGATGATTTGATCGGTGGTTTCCGTCTTGTGAATGGTGAAACTGCCTGGCACAATGGTCCTGTAATTGAAGCATTGGAGCGTGGCGCAATTCTGCTTCTTGATGAGATTGATCTGGCATCTAACAAAATCCTTTGTCTTCAATCTGTTTTGGAAGGTAAAGGTGTCTTCCTCAAAAAAATCGGTACGTTTGTAAAACCTGCTTCTGGTTTCAACGTCATTGCCACTGCAAACACCAAAGGTAAAGGATCTGATGATGGTCGCTTTATCGGCACCAATGTGCTCAATGAGGCGTTCCTGGAACGGTTCCCAGTGACCTTTGAGCAGTCCTATCCTGCTCCGACTACCGAACAGAGGATCCTTGAAGGTGTCGCTCTGGATCTTGGTGTGGAAGATCGTGATTTCTGTAAGAGTTTGGTTGATTGGGGTGATGTGATCCGCAAGACTTTCTACGATGGTGGTATTGAGGAAATCATCAGCACTCGTCGTCTGGTTCATATTATCCGTGCTTACTCTATCTTTAAAGATAAGGCAAAGGCAATTCAAGTTTGCGTCAATCGTTTTGACGATGAAACCAAAACTGCTTTTCTTGAACTTTATGATAAGATTGATGTTGACTTTGTTATGCCTTCTGAAGGTGAACAAGTTAATTATGATCTTGACAATATTCCACAAGTCTGATATATTTGGGGAAGGTTAATTATGACTTTCCCCTTATTATGAATGAGTTTAAAATGACTATGAATGAACATAGTGGATACATTGACTTTACACAAACACCTGTTATGACTGAAAAAACAAATCAAAACGGTTTCTGGAAATATAATGAAGATAAAATCCTGAAACAACTTGAAGATTATATTTCCGGTACTTATAATCAACATTATGTTGATAGAACCGGTGGTAGTACTGAACAAACATTGGATAAGATCAAGCACAATCGTCGTGAAGGTTTTTGTGCTGGTAATATTACCAAGTACACTGATCGTTATGATACCAAAGGAACTCCCCGTGCTGACTTATTTAAAGTATTGCACTATACTATTCTCTTGATTAATCATCTTAATCTTGTTGAAAACAAATGAAACTAAAACCCCAAATTATGAAACTCTCTGATAAAACGATTACTCTTCTCAAGAACTTCTCATCCATTAACCAGTCTATTCTGTTTAAAGAAGGAAACTCTCTTCGCACTATTTCTGTGATGAAGAACATTCTTGCCGAAGCAACGATTGAAGAGGATCTTCCCAAAGACTTTGGCATCTATGACCTAAACCAATTTCTGAACGGTCTTAATCTACACAAGGATGCTGAACTTGATTTTCAGAATGATAGTTATGTGGTGATCAAAGAAGGTCGGTCCCGCTCCAAGTATTTCTTTGCTGATCCAAATGTAATCGTCACTCCTCCTGACAAAAACATTTCTCTTCCTTCTGAAGATGTCTGCTTTGCTCTTGATACCAAAGAACTTGATAAACTTCTGAAAGCAGCAGCAGTTTATCAACTGCCTGACCTTTCTGTGGTTGGTGAAGCAGAAGTTGTCAAACTGGTTGTTCGTGATAAGAAGAATGACACCTCAAACGATTTCTCCATTGTTGTTGGCGAGACTACTGATGAATTTATCTTTAACTTCAAGGTAGAGAATATCAAGATCATTCCCGGTTCTTACGAGGTTGTCATCTCATCTAAACTTTTGTCACGATTTAAGAATACTGGGTTTGATGTCAAGTATTATATTGCTATGGAACCCGACAGCACTTTTGGGTGATATACTAATTTTAGAATCAAATTACATTTGTTATGAACATTTTTGTCACTTCTCCATTTCCAGCAGAAAGTGCAATTGTACTTCCTGACCGTCACGTAACGAAGATGGCACTTGAGTGCTGCCAGATGCTCTCCATCGTGGCGTCTGACTGGTATCATGGGTATGGACCCCTCCCCAAGGCAGATGGGACGCCTTACAGCACCGTCAAGGGTGCTTTCAGGAACCATCCATGTACCAAGTGGGCAGCACAAACCATCCATAATGCCTATTGGTTGATCAAGCACGGAATGAACCTCTGTGACGAATACACTCTTCGTTACGGCAAAGTTCATTCGTGCTATAACACTTTGCTGGAGGCATACTACCTCTTTCCTAAAGGTAAGATAACTGAAGTAACACCATTCGTGAGGGCAATGCCTGATGAATACAAACTTGATACTTCCATAGATACATTTGAGGCATATAAAAGATATATTTCCTCAAAAACTTGGGTAAAAGACAACTATCTTCGTATGCCAGAACGCCGCCCTGAATGGGTGTAAATAACTCATTTACTAAATAATAGTATATTACGAGGTTTAGTAAATGAGTTGCGTTTATCAAATAAGAAACAAAATAACAGGAGAAAATTACATAGGTTCTACTAAAAAAAATTATATGCTTAGGTTTGCTAAACATATAACAATATGTAATAGTAGTAAAATGGATTGTCCTAAACTTTATGAAAATTTTTTAAAGTATGGATATCATAATTTTGTCATTGAAGTTATAAAATGGATACACGAAGATGAAGACCTCAAAAAAGTAGAACAAGAATATTGTGAATGGTTAAAACCTTCTTTAAATTCTTTATGGGGGACAAAACATACTAAAGATTCTATTGATAAAATGCGTAAGTCGCAAAGAGAATATTGGTCTAAAAATTCTCATCCGAGAAAAGGTGTTCCTTTTACTGAGGAACATAGAAATAATCTTTCAAAATCTATGGGTAAAAAGTGTTATGTTGATGGAATAGTTTATGAATCTGTGAAAGAATGTGCTAAAATACTTGGTATCCATAGAGATACTGCAAGTTGGAGAATGAGAAGTAAATCATTTCCAAATTATTATTACCTTTGATTTTTATTTTTTGATATGCAAATTACTGATACTAAACCATTCCTCTGGGTTGAAAAATGGGCACCAGAATCTGTTGAGGATTTGATTCTTACCAAAAGTGTGAAGGAGTTTTTTACTAATGTAGTAAATGAGGGGCAATTAAATCAAAATCTCATTTTGCAAGGTTCACAGGGATGTGGTAAAACTCAAACTATCAAAACACTTTGCAAGATTACAAAACAGGATGTCTTGTTTTTGAACGGTTCTTCTGAGGGTAGGTATTTGGATACTATCCGCAATCAAGTCACTAACTTTGGAACTACTGTTTCTATGTTTAATGATAAGAAAAAAGTAGTATTTTTTGATGAGTTTGATGGGACAACTAATGATGTAATGCTTTGTCTTCGTGGAGTGATTGAACAACTTCACAATAATGTATGCTTTATTTTTACTTGCAATAATCTTAATAAAATTATTGAACCAATTCAATCAAGGTGTGTTATTCTTAAATATACTCCTATTCCAAAGAATGAAAAACCTGAGTTGATGGTATCTATTTTCAACAGAATGACTCACATTCTTGACAAGGAAAATATTGAGTATGATAAAAAAGTCGTAGCAGAACTCATCAAAAACTATTTTCCAGATACAAGGCAACTCCTCAATACTCTTCAGAGGTATTCTACCAGCGGTAAAATTGACGCAGCAATTCTTGCATCTTTCTCCGATTTTTCAGTAAATGATCTCATTAAACGTCTCAAGGAAAAGGACTTTACGGAAGCTCGTAAATGGGTTGTATCGAATCTTGATAATGATTCTAATACTATTCTTCGTAGGGTTTATGATTCACTTTATGATTCACTCGTTCCTGGCAGTATTCCTGCTGCCGTTCTGATCATTGCAAAGTATCAGTATCAGATTGCCTTTGTTGCAGATCAAGAAATTAATCTTCTTGCTGCTCTTACTGAAATTATGTGTGAGTGTGAATTCAAATGAAATCTCTTAAAACCCCATTGAGGTATCCTGGTGGCAAGTCCCGTGCTTGTGTCAAAATGGATCCATATTTTCCAGACCTACGAGAATATGATGAGTTTCGGGAACCATTTCTTGGCGGTGGAAGTGTTGCAATTCATATCACAAAAAAGTATCCTGATCTGAAAATTTGGGTAAATGATCTGTATTCTCCCCTTGTAATTTTCTGGCAACAACTTCAGATGTTTGGTACTGAACTAAAGGATCATCTTTTGCATTTTAAGAGTGCTTGTCATGATCCCGATTCTGCTAGACAACTTTTTGATATTTCAAAAACTATCTTGAATGATCCTAAAACTGGAGATTTTGAGATAGCAGTTAGATTTTATATTGTGAATAAGTGTTCATTTAGTGGTCTTACTGCCAGTTCCTCTTTTTCACCTCAAGCATCTAACTCTAACTTTAGTGTAAGAGGTATTGAAAAACTTCCAGAGTATTCCAAACTGATTGAGCATTGGCGTATAACCAACTACTCATACGATTACATGATGGATGGAAACAAGGGTGCTTTTATGTATCTTGATCCTCCTTATGATATTAAGGACAATCTCTACGGACATAAAGGATCAATGCATAAAGCATTTGATCACGATAAGTTTGCTGCTGACTGCGATTCTAATAATATGGATCAGTTGGTAAGTTACAATTCTGATCAACTTGTTAAAGATCGTTTTAAAAATTGGAATGCCGCAGAGTTTGATCTGACGTATACGATGCGTTCCGTTGGTGAATATATGCGTGATCAAAAACAACGTAAAGAACTTTTGCTATTTAATTATGGAATTGAAGGATTGGTTGAACTCAATTAATTTTACAAAAGAAAACTTGATGGAAAATGCTTCCAATCAAAAAGAATATGCACCTTACATCATAAATCGTTGTTTGTCTGGTCATATTGATTGTATTCTTTTCGTCAATGAAATGAATCTTAATCATTCTTTAGATAAAGACATGCAATATTCGTTTTATCTAAATAGTTTGAGGAAAAAGAAGAGATTTTCTCCCTGGCTCCGTAAGGATAAAGTCAAAGACTTAGAATGTGTGAAACAATACTATGATTATAGTAATGAGAAGGCATCCCAAGCTCTGAAAATCTTATCAAAAGAACAAATTGCTTTCATTAAACAACGACTTGAAATTGGAGGAAAAAATGACTACTGCATATTCAACAGTAGAACCTGAAGTAAGTTGGTCACAAGACCAAATGATTGAGGTGATTCTTAATGAACCAGATGACTTTTTGAAAGTTCGTGAGACTTTGACACGTATTGGAGTTGCATCACGCAAGGAGAAAAAACTCTATCAGTCTTGTCACATTCTGCACAAGCAAGGTAGATATTATATCGTTCATTTTAAAGAACTGTTTGCTCTTGATGGCAAACACGCAAATCTTACTGTGAACGATGTTCAGCGTCGTAATCGTATCGTTCGTCTCCTCTCTGACTGGGGACTGATTACTGTCGTAAAACCAGATTCGGTAACTGATATTGCCCCACTGAACCAAATCAAAGTTCTTGCATACAAGGACAAAGGAGATTGGATTCTGGAACAGAAGTATAATATCGGCAAAAAGGGAAAAGTACAAGAAACCGAATAAAAAAGTAGAGAGAACAATACTCACTATTTTTTTATGTTCCAAATATATAGTAGTGATGTTGCCTTCGGGGACATCATAACTTACAGACGCTTTAAGGAGGTCTATTATGTTCGGAACAAGTTCGCTTACACTTTCAGTGCCAGAAACTGCAAAGTATTTGTTAGAAATTCAAAGAAATAGTATTGGAATGGATGAGTGGTTTAGGAGGTTTGATACTGCATATGAGACACACACTAACTACCCACCATACAATCTAGTCAAAGAAAGTAGTGTTGATTTTAGATTAGAAATTGCACTTGCTGGTTATAAAAGAGAAGATATTGAAGTTACTACAGAATGGAACAAACTTTTTGTAGAAGCAAAGAAATCTGGTATCTCTGATGATGAGTATCTACATCAAGGATTAGCAAAGAGAGCATTCACACGCACATGGACTCTTTCTGATGATGTAGAAGTCAAAGAAGTTTCTTTTGAGGATGGATTACTAACTATCAAACTAAATAGAGTTATTCCAGAGCATCAGAAGAGAAAGGTATATGAAATCGTTTCAGGAGTTTGTGAAAATTCTGAATGAAAAAATAGGAGATTTTGGTTCCAGTCCAAACTATGTGAAACCAAAAGAAAACTGTTACGGAAGAACCGTAAAATATGCTATGGCACCAAAAAAGAAAGTTTGTTCTTTCAACACTGATAGTGGTTCTGATGGTGAATAAATAGTACTGACTATCGTTGCCGCGAGGGGGAACTAGCAAAAACTAGTTGACACCCCTCTTTTTTATGTGTATAATACTTAGAGGTGTGAAACTATTATGACTGTAAAACTTGCTATTTTAAGAACCGGAGAAGAAATCATATCC